AGCTTACCTAAATCATATGCGAGAGCTGAAGCGGTAAAACCACCGCCTTGTGCAGTAGTCCAACGATCACTGTAATCATCATCAATTTTTTCAATTACCCAGATGTTGTATGCTTTACTACCATATTTCTTTTCGTAGTTTACATCTTTCATTCCGGGTTTTTCTGCCTGATAATCTATAGACAATTCATATTTAATTATGGCAGGGCCGTGATACTTGGCCGACCATACTATCTCTCCATCAGCAAAATCTTCTGCAACGCACTCGTCCGGCAAGTAGTCGTAGGTTCCTTCTCCTTTTTGGGGAACTCCTGTACGTTCGATGATGGCTTTGACAAATCCTGAGGATCTGTACAACCCCGCTGCGATTTCTGAGATGGCGTCGCCGGATAAAAATCGAGTAACCGCATCTGCCACTTCATCTTTTGTGGCTGCTTTCCCTTTGTTTTGAGTTTTTCTTTTTGAACGATACGCCTGCGTCTCTTCAAATTCATCAATTATTCTCTGAAGCCTGGTTGTATTGTATGCTATATTCAGGATACCACAGGCTTCCTTCTTTGTTATAGGACTGTTGCCACTCAGAAGATCGAGTACTTTCCGTATATTCGTATCGGACAAGTTCTCGGACTCTTTCTTCTTGATTCTTCTCAATTTTTGCTATCTCCCTATTTAGATACCATACTGCTTTGCTTAAATCATGTACAGGATCGTGAGTTTTTATTCCTGCTCTCCAGATATATTTTACAGCATTTCCAAGACAGAAACTCATATGTTCTGTAATTTGAATACACTCCACCCCACTAGGGTGTGCTTTGTAGTGAGGAGGATGATATACATTAAATAGTTTACTTTTAAACTTGCCTACCATTGATTATGCTCCGGTGCTTCCTGTTGTGTACGCGCGTCTACATAGTATTGAGCTTTCTCTCTACTAGTAAGTCGTGCTACGTCTTGAATTTTTCCGTCGGCCCTCTTTTCTACTACTCTATATACTCTTTCATTTTGAGCGTAGAATACTTCTACAATCTCGTATGTACTTATCCCTCGTTCTCCAGGTCCCACACACCTCTCCTGTTCTCTACTGGGGTAGGCTTAACTCGCTGTACCCACAAATGACCATTCTTTTCTGCATCTTGAAATGTAAGAGCAGTAATAAAAAATGCACTAATTACTAATAAATGCCCACCGACACTTCCAAGACCAAAGTAAATACTATAGCCAGTCCAAAGCGTAAATACAACTGTCCACATAACTGATAGATAAAACATCAGTATGTACTGTGTAAACGCATTTGGTATAAGTCTTAAAGGGTTCATTTTAAGACTAAAAAAGAAATTATAGGTATCGTATATCCAAAATCCTATTGTTTTCATTTCGCTGTAATCCTCGTTTCGTAGTCTGCGAGGTCGTCATCCCACCAAGGGGGACGCTCTCGGCCTGTCCAGCTAGCAAAAGTGCCTTTGTCAAGATGATAATAGTCACGGTAAGACTGTATAGGGTTATCATAATCTTTGAGCACGTCCGGCATTGCCAGTCCGAAAGTGGTAAATCCAACTCGCTCCATCTTGATAATATCGGGGAGTTCGTTGATGACTGTGACGGATTTGTGCTGTTTCCCATACCTATATCTGTATTCTTCTCCAAGAGCATTGCCATAGCAGTGCGTCCACTCATAATTATCCAAAGAACTACGTGCCCATATAGTACAAGGATGATTGTACATCATAGGCAAATAGGGGGTGAGCGGTCTGCTTTCAGGGGGTAAATGTTTAATCTCCTTTTTCAAGGAGTTGAGATGATCAGACTCTGATTTATTCAAAGCCCGGGGTACAAATCCTAAATGGACATCTACCCAGACAGCAGTACAGCATATCTGAGCAACTTCCAATGGCATTTTTACAATATGTTTGTCGACATGATACTCAGCACACTTGTCTAAGTCTTCGTCAAGGAAAAAAAGATTCATAGTACCTCCAGTTAGAATATATTATACACTAACTGATAATTAAAGTCAAGTCACATTTTCTAGTCGGGTCATCAATCTTTCTGCACGATTTGTAACTTGGCGGTACCATTTCGAGTCTCGGCCTTCTGCCGCAGCTTGTTTCCAGTTATGCTGGGACAAATGAAACCGCATCTGTCGAAACTTTTCAAGTCTTGTAGCGCCCAGATTGAACGCCATGTTAACTATTATGAGTTGAACTTCTTCTGGCCAGTTGTGCCACTGCCCATATAGTCTCTCGCAGTCCTTAATGGCACATTCAATGTCTCGATCGAAGAGCTCTCGACTTCTCTCAGCTGTAATGGCTGTCCCGGTAGGTTTTCCAAACTCTTCATCTTTTGGCGTGACCAAGTGTCCAATACCAATAGTAGGGTATCCCAAGTGGTCATCATAGACTTCCAGAACTTCTCCTTCATCTGCTTTAATTTCCTCATATAACCTTTCACGATCCATGTTTGCTCCTATAATCTGCGACTGCTGCTTTAATAGCATCCTCTGCAAGCACGCTGCAATGTATCTTTACAGGCGGGAGCGATAACTCTTGAGCAATTTGGACATTGCTGATTTCTCCCGCTTCGTCAAGGGACTTTCCTCTAACCCATTCTGTGAGTAGTGATGAAGAAGCAATAGCACTGCCGCATCCGTAAGTTTTGAATTTAGCATCTTCAATAATTCCGTCGGTCGATACTCGGATTTGAAGTTGCATAACGTCTCCACACGCTGGAGCTCCTGTGAGGCCCGTTCCGACATCTGGAGCATTCTTGTCAAGTTTTCCGACATTCCTGGGATTTTCATAATGATCTAATACCTTATCTGAGTACATTTGCATACTCCAAATTTACTTTGCTGTGTTTTTGTTCATCAGCACGAATGTGTTGTACCATGTTAGAGAGTCGTGCATCTGCGTCCATACCATAGTATTCGATTGCTAACTGAGGAGCAGGAACATCTTCTATCTCCTCTCTGTAAATTAAATCTAAATATTCTGTATAACTTTTGACTGCTTCCTCTTCAAAATAATGCGTCATCATATGGGCAGTACGAGGAGAGATTAGGTACAGTACTAAATAAAAGTGCCAGAACATTAACTGTGCAGCGATTATGAGACCCCGCTCCAGCTTGTTAGGTTGTGCGATCTCAATAAAAAACATAAGATGCATACGCTCATTTTCTGCTTCTGCAAGCAACTTTCGTATGATAGGGCCATAGCCTCGCTTGTGTGTTCTCAAACTCTTGAGGTGTACAAGCATTCCCGCAACCATACCTGGAACTCCTGCAACTGTTTCAAGTACAACTGCTCGGTGCCCGTATCTCTTTGCAAAAAATGTATCTGCAAAGAAACGAAAGAACTTTGTCATTGACTTTGCAAAAGTATCGCTCATAAAGTATCAATATACTCCGCAAGATCATTTATATCTTGATCAGACAGTCCTGCTGCTTGACCCCACATAAGATTACTTTGATTGCCAACTTTTTCGCCTGCTTTGTATTGATTTAGTCGGCCAACAATATACTCAACAGTTTGACCAGCAAGTGCAGGGCCTACACCCCCACCGCCTTGTGCACCATGACAAGCTCCACAGGCAGTATACTTTGCTTCGCCAGGCAATGCATCTACAACTGCAACCTGTGTTCCTCCCTCAATATTTACCATAATAGGAAGAAAACAGTCGTTGCCATCGTATGAGCAAATTCTTGCTTCAATAGCAGCACGCTGATCTTTTGTGATACCAATCTTTTTTGCTAGACCTGGGTCATTTGCACCACACGCGCTAATCAACGATACGAATGCCAGTATACTTACTTTCTTTGTGTAATTCGTCACTTGCTTTATTTCTCCATACATTTGGTAGAAGTCCGTGTACTAGCAGTACAAATGCTAGTTTCCAGGCCCCTAACAAATGTTCAAAGTACCCTTTACCTGTTTCTTTTAGATGATTCATCTGTCTTATCCCCGTACCAAGCCCCTATTGTAATCAGTATTATAGAGGCAAAGAAAAACACCAAAAATAATATTGGTTCATTCTCCATTACTCAGGACATACTTTAAAGCTAAAGTATAAAGTTATACCTAGTACTACTGGAGTTATACTCATTGCACAAATCAAAAGAAATACGTCCATTACCATACCTCACATTTTTTAAGAGACGGGGCATTTTCATGAATAACATTACAGTTTTTTTCTTGAGGAGTACAAGTAGTCATTGATATTAGAATTAATACAAATGCTACACATACTATCACTTGTTCAACGGGAAACTTCATTCTGTTGCTATTGTAAGCTCAAAATGATTAACATCTAACCGGGGACGAACATCCCTTTCTCTACAAATATCAATGTAGCTCATCTGTAATTCATCTAGTAGTCCGCTAAAATTACATAAATTTGGGCAATGCCAAGCTCCTCCCCATCGTATGGGAGTATTTAAATCCTGTGCTGCATACTTCATGCAGTTTGCTACTTCATCGTATACCTCTGTCTCAAAACACATACGTCCTTCTACTATTGCAACTAGGTCAACAGCATATCCATACAGGTGGGGCGAGGTAATTCCTTCAGTAGCACCTTTCTTGAAAAACTCATCTTGTTGTTTTAAACTTCGTCTGCCGTGCAGTACTTGAATCTCAAGGTCTGAGATAGCTACAGCTCGTCTTACTACTTCTGCAAGCTCTAGCTGAATTTGTGTTAGCATTTCTTCTGATTGCTCAGTTAAAAAATACTTTTGATCCGGATGAGTGTCTGGATTGTAATATGTTCCTGTAAGTGTCATAGTGTTCCTTGAACTAAGTGCGGGGCCGAAACCCCGCGAAGGTTAGATAAGTGGTGCTAGCGCTACTGTTATAATTAATAGTGTCCACATACAAATTAGACACTCGCCGCAACACTCAGTTCGTGATATAAACATATTTTTCCTTATGAAATAGTAACCTTAATTGGTTGCAATTCCTTAGGAATTTCTTCATGCAAGTCAATGCATAGCAGGCCACGTTCCATATAAGCACTATCAATTTTAACGTGCTCACTTACTCCGAACGTCCGTGTGAAACATTTACCGCTTAGGCCCTTGTAGACATAGGATTCATTTTGTGCCTCTGTCTGCTTTACACTACCAGTAACAGTCAGTACGCCTTTGTGTAAAGCAATTTCAATGTCATTTTTGTTCCAGCCAGGAACTGCTAACTCTACTCGGAAACCGTTGTCTCCGACTTTTAGCACATTGTATCGAGGGTATCCGCCATCTAAGGTTGGAGCGAATGTATTTGGTTCCATGAAACGGTCAAAACCTAACAAAAATTTATGTAGGTCAGCCATAGCTAATTGCTTAGTCATAAAGTTCTCCTTTTATGAATTGCGTCCTTTCGGTACGCTGGGGCTCTTTCGATGCCGCCGGTTTTAAAAATGGGATCTTTTATAAGGCTTCACCCGTTACCTTCTTCTTCAAGCTGTAAGATTCCTTCCTCTACTAAATAGTTTACGGTGGATTCAATTCCCAAACGTCTGCCTAGGAAGTATGCTTGTCCAGCACATCCACACATACAAAGTCCAAATATAAGATAAGTAGTGACCAAGAGATTCTCCTTTTTCAGCTTATTTTTCTATTGGATATATTATACTCGATTTTGAAAATGTTGTCAAGAAATATTTTTCTATGGACCTCTTCTTAAAAATATCACTTGACTTTGAAGCTCAGTTCGAATATAATATATGTCATGAGAGAATATTCAAAGCGACCATGGTCAATACGCGAGAGAGTAATGCTGAAAGAGCACTACTCTAAAATGACTGTAGGTGAACTACAGGAAAGGGTATTGCCTCATCGCACAGAAAACTCAATACGCAAACAAGTAGCGTACCTCCGTAAGAGAGGTTGGAGTTTTTAGGCAAAAGGAGATACATGCCAAAAGTTAAAGTACGTAACAACAATGTAGAAGCTGCTCTACGAGTTTTCAAGAAAAAATGTTCAGAAACAATATGGGACTATAAACAGAAGGAGTATCATGTACCAAGAAGCGAAAAGCGACGACTGGCTAAACAAGCTGCAGTCGCAAGATTCAAACGAAAGAGAAAAGACAATGATAGAAGGAACAAATTTTGAACTTGTGGGAGATTTCATGCAGGCTTTCGGTCAATCGGTCGAGAATCAACCAACCTGGCCTGACTTTAACACTCGTGAACTACGAGTAGATTTAATACAAGAAGAAGTAGATGAATTGGTGGAAGCGATTGCAAATAAAGATATGGTCGAAATCGCCGACGCTCTCACAGACATACTCTATGTGGTATACGGTGCTGGTCATACATTTGGTATTGACCTTGATGAGTGTTTTACTGAAGTACATGCTTCTAACATGAGCAAACTCGGTGATGATGGAACACCAATCAAGGCAGACAATGGCAAGGTAATGAAAGGCCCGGGGTTCTTTGCTCCTGACTTAGAAAGCATACTGAACCAATAAAAAGAGAGGGGCGCGAAGCCCCCTTTTTTACATCAGCCCTTCAGGAATACATCCTTTACTTGCTGTTGCTAAAATCATACAACCGATTACTATCCACAAATAGTCGTCCACCTAACCCTCCAAAATAATATTTTTTTGTTAACTTCGCACCGCCCAGATACTGTAATCCAGGACCAGGGCAAAAATAGTATTTGCCTTATGCCAAAAAGTGTGGTAAAATATATCATAAATTGATAGACAATAAGGTCTGTCTACTGATTCTCACTAACTACATGCTGACGTAAGCATAATGTAGCTATTTCGTGCATAAATACCCTGCAGAGCCTATAGCGGGAGCAGGGTATATACACGGGGTGTCTACAAGATATGCTAAGTCAGCAACTAACCCGCTACTACATTCGTAAAAGCAAAGTGTGAATTGTACCAATCTCTGTGACCCTGATAATTAAATAAGAATAATACGGGTCATACGACCCAAACGAATACTTTAAGTAAAAATCTTTTTTAAATTGGCAAATAATTGTTCAAAATTTGCGCCAATTCGTTCGTAAATTTTCCTTAATTTACTCCTCTCGCCTACTAATATACGAGAATTATCCCCTAGTCATTAGGAGATTGCTGACCCCGCTGCAGCTTTTGATAGGATTTGAAGGACGTTTTTGGGAGCTTTCTCGAGACCAGCCAGATCTGAAACTTCAACTCCCAAACCTTCAGCAATATGAGAAACGATTTCAATTTTCGTGATAGGTTTTTCTCCAGTTTTCGATACATACACCTCCCTTCGGTACACGCCTTCGCGTGATAACTTACCAATAATCGATTTCTTACTTCTTTTCAATTGTTCCACGAGCAAATCTACTGTAGCCATGCACGGGGTTTCCTGGTACAGTTGCACCATATAAGTCGTTTCGCTCTCCGAATAATTACTCATAACTCTTCCTTCTTGCTTTTCTTGTATAGCTTCCCTTGCCCTTCTTCGGCTTATGAACCCCGCTGCGATTGTGATTAGAAGCAGCAACGGGGTTGTGAGAAGCCGACATACAATTTACGGAGCAATAGTGTACTGAGTCGATTTCAGCTTTAAAAGCCTTACCGCACTTACGACACTTCCGGATCAGGCTCCTCTTCCTCTTTTGGCGGGGCATATCTTATATCTCCTGTTTCTAAGTCCACTTGAATATGGTCGGTTGCAAACTGTAGTAGCGAGATAGCAATGTTCTCAGCTCCAATAGCGTGCGAGTATTTGTTTAGTACTTTAGAATACGCTTCTTCTTTTTCCAAGATCATTCCGTCTAAGGCCGCTTGACTATCGTACAACTTACCCATCGTCTCGTGTAGTTCAACAAGTTCATCAGTAAGTATCTTTAACTGCCTTTCCAACGAGCGGTTATCTGGAAATTCTAGTATTTTTGCCATATAGTTTCTCCCATAGAATCCATATTATACAGGTTCTGAAGAAAAATGTCAAGAAAAATTTTTATCACACATAAAAAAATCCCCACATATTTCTATGCAGGGATTTACAGTTAGGTTTAGAGCCGCGAACTGCCACTAGGCTATATAGTGCCTTTCGTTATGGTCGAGGGTTTCGACGCCTCTTTGCAATAATAGACCACTAATAAAAAGGACTTCCTCCTATAGTTGTAGTGATACGCACCTACCTTCCACACGTATCTAGGTTTACACTGCAGATGCAACCTACCACTTTTTCGTTTTTGCTAAACCAGAATGCGAAAATGCAACAAATCCATAACTGGTCGTACACATCCGCCCGTGCACAAAGGGGTTCGATATAGTACCTCGAAACAGGGAAAAGTGCACTAAGTGGCACTAAACTAAGATGGTACTTTTTAACGTGCTTTGCCATCCCACATTAGCACTTTGTTCCACGGACGATGCCTTTCAACCTGTACACGGCAAGGTCAACGCAGGCGGAACAAATTAGGTCGGGGCTCCGGATAGGCATAGCTTTTACCGGGATCTTTACTGTCTTATCGCAAGTGCGGTGGCGTACTCTGCGTCCCTGACTTCCCCCATTTAAGAAGATATTATACTCCGTTTTTGAACTAAAAGTCAAGAATTATTTTTCTTCAGCCCAGAAATTTTTTCAAACATTTTGTGTCCTGTACTCTTATCATTATATTCCAAGACTAACCCATCACTGTTCATGTGAAGTTTAGGTTCGAATTTTTTAAGGTCAGCTTCATAAGTACAAAAGCTACTTATACAAAGTACTATTGCTTCTGCACTGTCTTTAAGCTCCACGGTGACACACCTGGAGGTCTGCGATTCGTGCAAACAAATCAGCTTCATCTCCTACTAAAAACAACTCTTTCCGAGTAGCCCAGTCTCCGTCAATACGCCCACTAAACTCAAGCACAGTCCCATTTGTAGCAAATTGAATTGTCACTTGGTCTACTTCTTTGATCTCACAGCTCATGTCTATGCCCCCATGTAGAAGGATAAAAGGAAGAAAGAGAAAAGGTTTCACGAATTTCCCCTTCTTGATACATTGTACGAATTACGTTGTCAACCTCGGCCTCTGAAAGCGCCCAGTTGTGCCACAGCTCATCTTTTACTCTTTGCAGGCTTGTGAAAGACCTACGCTGACCTTCTACTTCTATTGTATCAGTCGCTCGGTCTACTACTGCCAATCTTTCTTGCTTCTCTAGCACGCTTTTCCTCCAGGTTTTCCAACGATGCCTTCATTGCAATCGCAGTGTCTTCATTAGAGCCATGATACATCAAAGCTCCACTTTGATTAAATACTTTAAAAACGTATAGCCCGGGCCTTACGATTTCTCGTATGATCTGAGCCATTACTCTGCCACAATACCGTAGATAGCGAACTTAAACTCAGGACTTTTGCCAAAGTTTGCAGCAGCTTTTACGGCCTCCGCCTTCTTTACGATAGGTGAGTTAGGCTTGCGCTTCGCACGATATGCACCATGCGACATTACTTTTTTACCATTAAACTTCTTGACCATACGGTACTTTCGTGTAGTCGCGTGGTCGAAAATCATTGTTTTTGCCATCAAAATTCTCCTTATAGCGCACAAAGTAGTACGCCTTGTAATCCCGTTTATTTAAAGACTCCGCTTCCCGAAATGCCAGCCAATAGTCTTCCCATGCATTTAGCACGATAGTCAAAGCTCCAATTCGGCAGTATGTTATATACATAGAAGTATTTAAGTAAACGGGGCACTAGGCCCCGAGGTTTAGCTCAGAATCTCAAGCAGAGCTTCAAGATCAACTTTGGTCATCTTGCCTACAGAAGGCAGGTCACGACCGAGTCGCTCGACTACTTGAGCAACGATGACTTCCTTCTTAATGACAGGCTCACCGCGCTTGGTTACACGCTCTGCTTTTTGATAGATACCCAAAGCAGAGAGCTTAGCGATGATGCTACGAGGAGTCTTGCTAAACTTCTCAGCAAGCTGGTCGACTGTAGCACGAGTCGGAGTAGCAGAGTAAGAGTTAGAGATGAACTCAACCATCTCTTGTGAATAGTTGGCCGAAGCCTTTGCAGTCATATCAGTCATTTTTTTCTCCCGAAAATTAGTTTGTTTTACCACTTTTGAAAATATATTATACAAGGTTCTGAGGATTATGTCAAGAGATTTTTTTGAAATGCTGCAAATAATTCTCTCTCTTTTTGCCTTGCTTCCACTTCCCAAGGAGATTTCCAATACTCCTCATAGTCGTCCGCATCTCTAGCAGAAAGTTTGCCACGCCATATAACATGGTCAGTTTCTAGCTCAAGTTCGCAGTAAACATACTGCCGAGCGTGTTCTAGTTCGTGAAATAAAGTACCCAGCCAGTTTGCGCTTTTGTTAATACGCACAATAACTTTATGCCCCAGGTCTATAGAGTCACCGAAATCTTGGCTGTTCTTGCCTTTTAGTACAATGTGAATAGGGATCGGACTTACATCCAACGCTAGTTCGTGCATTGCAAAGTTTGCAGCGTCCCGGGCCAAGCGACGCTCAGCCTCAGACCATTGTTTTTTTGCTTTTACTCTAAACTTCATCAATCTTTACCTTTTGCCTCAACCAAGAGTATAGTTCGATTGCCCCATCGTCGTATCCATTAGGGTAATCCTCTTCTGGAAGCAGACACCGTATGGTGTACATAAAGGCATCCAGCTTAGACATACCATCCATACGCATACCTGCGTACAAGCTAAAGGCTTCGAATTGTATATCGTTCATGCAGTTTCCTCCGATTTGATGAATATTATACTACCTCCGGTTCTCAATGTCAAATCTTTTTTGTCATAACCCCAACGCAAGCGAACTCCGGGGGGCGGCGTACGAAATTGCGGCTGTCAAGTGTTTTTTGCACCTAATCTGCCAAAATTTTCGTAAATTTGCCGCGTTTTGCCCAGGTTTGCCACAATTTGCCATTATATGCTACCCCGCAGAGACTTGTCAAGCGATTTATTTAGTGCAATTGTGCAAAAAGTACTTGACTTTTGCCGACGTACTACTGTATAATCGGCGCCGCGCTTTTACAAAATTTATCCCGGGCCTTGCCCAAATAGTTCTTGACTTTGCCAGGCTTTGCACGTATACTACCAGGGTGGGCACGGGGTCTACCAAAGACTTGCACAATTGTAAATAATTTGCACCACACCCGTAAAAAAGACTTGACAATTGCCGCACTACTACTTATAATGGCGCAAGCAACACCACATTTGAACTACCGTTGCACTACTACTGGCGCCCCCGCGCCAATTTTCAAAGACTAACTGTTAAGTACCTGTTTTTGTTCAACTTAATTTGCACCTTTGAGCAACTTCGCTGTCGCACTACTACTGGCGCGAGCGCGCCAAAATCCCTGATAAATCAAGGAGTTGGGCGAGGTGTTCCACGTGGAACATTAGCGAGGCCCGTCAGGTAGGGCCTCGAGGAGCTGGTCTGTTTTCCAGTTTACCCAAGCCTCGAAAGCTTGGCCGTCCCAGTCCGCCTCGGCAAAAAAAGCGTAACCCGCTTCGCAGGCTTCCTCGTAGCAGGCTTCGGCGTTGGATTCGTTTACGTAGTGTGACATTTTTTCTCTCCATTTCCTGGGGCCAATCCCCTAGTCGATATAAACATTATGCCAGCTCGCCGCATAATTTGTCAAGCAATTTTTTAATTCCTTTTGATTTATTTTCGAAATTAATTGTGTGCCATTCCGAATCAATCACGCGCTCTTTTAATATGCTCATGCGGTCATAATGTGAAAGCGCGTTTTCATCATTCTCCGAAAATTTCCAGTAGGTGAGCGGTGAATGCTTGCGTTGAATTATTCGGCGTTGCTGTTCCTGTTCCGAAATCGAAAGCCAAAATTTAATGAAGCGCACCGGCTGGTTAGCTTCCCAGTTTTTATGTCGCCGCATAAAATTTTTGTATTGTCGAGGTGAACACCATCCGTTGAGATGTTGAACCATCGCGCGGCTATACCATGATCGATCAAAAAACACGATGCGTGGTTGCGTTGGCAGTTTGGTTTCCCAGTAGGGTAGCCATGCCGCCATTGCGCGTTTGCTAGGTTTGTGCGATAGGCAAACGCTGTAAAGGTCGGGCGGTAGGTAGTGGGTCAATTCTCGAATGGTCGAGGATTTGCCCGCAGTGTCGCGCCCCTCTAAAATTACCGCAACCGGAGCGGAGAGATTCTCCGCGAGCCGGTTCAGATTAGCTTGCAATTTTTTCATCAAAAGCCCCCATTCCACCAGTAGTAAACCGCCGCGCCCCAGATCGCCAGATCGGTGATTACCGAATAGGCGAGGTAGAGGGCGGCGAGTGCCGCGCCGAATCTCACAGCTCGCGCCCGACAGTCGGAAGCGCCCACCCAGAT